CCAAATTCATCTTTCAATGAGAAATTCATATTTTTATTGCTTAAATTTATAATTCCTGGAACTAAAGCAGTTTCGTCGTCATGAAAATTCATAACATGCGGAGCTGCCACTTTCATTAGCAGATCTTTTGTCGTTATATCTCCACTCGTGTCAAATCCTACTAACTCGTTTGTTTGACTCGCTGTTTCTAGTTTGTTTTCACAATTGAAAGGTATATCTGGTTCAACATTTTGAAAATTATTCAAACTCTCTATACTCTTGATTAATTCCGTTGTGCCAGGGTATAACACGTCTTCATCTCTCTTGGACACTGTTTTTTGTTTGACTAAGTCATCGATTGTGTTAACAGTGTTGAGAATGTTTGCATCCACTACAACCGATTCAACAGTTTTACCAATGTACTCTGCATATCCTGATCCGACTCTAGAAAATGATATGCGGGTAAATGTGCTTGAATCATAAAATTCATCTTGCCATTTAAAATCTTTCCATATTGGAAGGAAAACGCTGTTGTCAATTACGCGACAAATAACTTCATATTCTGCTTCTGGGTTGGTGTCATCAACAGCATCCGATATAACCATGTTAATTTCACGAGCAGTTAAAGTAGGTGTATTGATGTACAGTAATTTTTTATTGTAATCTACTATCGCACATCGTAATTTTAATTGCTGATGCTTTACTGAATCATTTATGGGTAGTGGAGACAAGTTGTTGCCTTTGTTAACCCATTTATTATCAAATGATTTCAAAGCAGCCATTTGCACTTCATAATCTTGTTCGCCTAACTTAGTTGATATGAAACTCAAATCAACTAATTGTGTAACAGATGCTATAGCCCACCCTTCACTATTTAATGTAAGTCTCAATGGACCTCCGTATTTGAGTGCTTGCCATATTTCTTCATCTATCGTGTATGTTTCGTCGACCAGTCCGTTTTCGATACTTGTTTTGTCGTGTGCTATTAACACATCTTCACGCTCTTTTTGCAATACTAATGTTCTTTCAGGTAAGTTGTGATGATCGCGGTTAGTAAATTCAGTAATTAATAATTTCCGTGCATCTCTATTCACGGGGTACGATTCCCATCCTCCGCGATATTTTGCGGTGGATTTTTGTTTTTCTTCGATGCTTATAAATCCTATCTCATCAAAATCTGGCTGTTTAATTATTCGCGTCTTGCGCAAAACTTCTGCTCCTACTGTTTGCCAATTATATTTCATATTAACAGCATAGAAAATTTTCTCATTTAAATTTGTTACAGAGTAAGTCGTATCCAAATGTTTAATTGTTAACAAG